TTGAGAAAAATACAGGATACCGCGTTTGCAAAGACAGACAAAAAGAGCGGCCCGATGAGTATGCTGGAAGGGCTTGATGCTGGATGACCGGGAAGTACGCGGCAGAGGTTGTCAAGTACGCGCAGGACGTTGTGGACGGGGCTGTCATTGCCGGCGAAGATCGGATACTTGGCTGCAAGCGATTTCTCAAGATGCTGGAGGATGGGCGGTATGAAGTAAACGCTAAGGACGCTGACTTTGTAATCGGGGCGATTGAGCGCACATTCAAACACAGGCAGGGACAGGCGCTTGACGGTACACCGATGCGGGGTAAGCCGTTTCTACTGGAACCGTGGCAAAAGTATTGCGTTTATGGGATGCTTATTTTTTTCTATCACGGCACAAAAGAGCGCGTGGTAAAAGAATCGCTCATATTCATCCCGCGAAAAAACAGCAAGACCTTTTTTATCGCCGCGCTGTCGTGGGGTCTGGGGCTGCTTGAGCGCATGTCCGGGTCGAAGGTATACGTTGTCGCCCTGGTACTCAAACAGGCAATGGAGACGTTTGATAACTGGGAGTACAACCTCACTCAGAACTGGTACAACGGAATGAAAGAAGCCAAGGCCGACGGCTGGAAGCTGCTTAACAACAACATGGCTCATAGCATCGAGCATAAAAACCTTGGTGGCGGTTCGCTCCACCTTGAGGCGCTGGCTGGCAATGCGGGCGCTCATGATTCATTCAACTGCAACATCGTGATAGCTGATGAGATTCACGCCTACAAAAGCCCGGAAGAATACAGCCGCTTGAAAGAGGCGACCAAAGCCTACACCAATAAGCTAATCATCGGCATCTCCACAGCCGGAGACGATGGTACCGGATTCTGCGCAAAGCATGTGGAATACTGCCGGTCAGTTCTAAAGGGCGTGTCACAGGATGACGCGCTTTTTGCTTTTATCTGCAAGGCTGACGAGGATGACGCGGGCGGTGTGGACTATCTTGATCCGATCCAGCATCAGAAAGCCAATCCGAATTATGGCGTAACGATTCGGCCTAAAGAGATGGAGCGCGAAGCGCAGATAGCCGAAAGCGATCCACAAAAGCGGAAAGACTTTATCACGCGCAGCCTGAATGTGTTCGTTTCGTCGCTCCGGGCTTACTTCAACCTGGCCGAGTTCCAGACATCGAACCGAGAGGCTGGGGCTGAGTTGGGAATGCCGCCGACACCGCATTACTCTGAGGGCGAAAAGGCGCTCATGGCATGGCGGGAAGAAGCGCTGGCTAAACTGTCCAAGCTCAAGGTCAAGTGGTACGGCGGCACTGACTTGTCAAAACTGCACGATCTAACGGCGGCGGCGATTTACGGCGAGTACAAGGGCGTTGACATCATCATCACGCATGAGTGGTTTCCGATTGTGGCCGCCACAGCAAAAGCGGATGAAGATAAGATACCGCTGTTCGGCTGGAAAGATGAAGGACACCTGACCATGACCAACGCGCCTATCACGAATCATGCGGATGTGGTTGCGTGGTATCTGGACATGAAAAAACGCGGCTTCAACATCCGGCAGATCGGGCATGACCGTAAATTCTGCCGCGAATATTTCACCGGCATGAAAAAGGCCGGGTTCACTGTGGTTGACCAACCTCAGCTCCATTACAAAAAGAACGAGGGATTCAGACGCATTGAAGCCAAAGCGAAAAGTAAGAAGCTGTACTATCTCGGCAGTACGGCTTTTGAATACTGCATCAGCAATGTCCGCGCCGTCGAGAAAACGGACGACGCGGTCATGTACGAGAAAGCCGCCGAGAATACGCGCATTGACGTATTTGACTGTTCCGTTTTTGCGGCGATCCGAATGCTTGAGGACCAGGAAAAATCTGAGAATGCAGGGAAGTGGTTGAATGAGTAAGAAAAGGGATCGGGCCACCAGGAGCCGGGATGCTCCGCAAAAACGAGAAACATCATGGTTGTGTTCGGCTGACGCTTATAAGGTGCTGATAGGAAATGGATATACACGACTGGCCGACTGCCCCGAGGTGCAGATGTGCGTGGACGTGTATGCCGACCTTATCAGCTCCATGACGCTGCACTTGATGCAGAACACAGACCGCGGGGATGTGCGGGTTAAAAACGCGCTGTCGGCCAAGGTTGACATCGAGCCGAACCGATACATGACGCGTAAATCCTTCATGGCTCATATCGTTCGGACGCTGCTGCTTGAGGGTGACGGCAATCAAGTCACCTATCCGAGGTTCGGGCCGACCGGGCTGCTTGAAAACCTTGAGCCGCTTAAACCGTCTGCCGTTGTGTTTATGGCGCAGGGAGACGGCTACCAGATCAGGTACGGTGACAAAATCTTCCAACCTGATGAAGTCCTGCACTTTACAATACGGCCAGATCCTGAGCGCCCGTGGATGGGAACTGGATACCGCGCTGTGCTGAAAGATGTGGTCAAAGGGCTGAAACAGGCGGGGGCGACAAAACAGGCTATTCTCGAATCGCCCGCCCCATCAATCATCGTCAAGGTGGACGGCCTAACGGATGAATTCGCAAGCGTTGAGGGCCGAAAGAAACTTGCAGCACAATACCTTGACAGTAGCGAAAATGGTCAACCGTGGTTCATTCCTGCTGAGGCGTTTTCGGTCGAGCAGGTCAAGCCGCTCACGCTGAATGATTTGGCGATTGCCAGAAACCTTGAGATTGACAAACGGACGGCGGCGGCAATCCTCCGGGTGCCCGCGTTCCTTGTCGGTGTGGGCGAGTATAAAAAAGACGAGTATAACGCCTTCATCAACCACAGCATCATGCCAATGGCCCAATCAATCCAGCAGGAACTCACCAGGAAGCTGCTCTATTCGCCGGATTTGTACTGGCGATTTAATCCGCGCTCTCTCTATGCCTACGACATCAGCGAGATCGTGACGGCAGGCAGCGCGATGGTTGACCGCATGGCGATGCGCCGAAATGAATGGCGCGACTGGCTTGGTATGGGTCCGGATGATGAAATGGACAATCTGCTTGCTCTGGAGAACTACATCCCGGCTGAAATGCTGGGGAAGCAAAAGAAACTAATCGGAGGTGATGAACAGTGAACAGATCGATACGGCAAAGCCGGTCCATGCCGACCGAGTTCAGAGCCGCCGAAGCCGACGGAAAGAAACGCATTGAGGGCTATTTCGCCACATTCGGCGGGATATACGAACTGTGGCCGGGCGCTACCGAGAGCATAGACCCCCATGCGTTTGACGACGCGCTTAACGATGACATCCGGGCGCTGATCGACCACGAGACACGGCTCGTACTTGGCCGGAATAAAGCCGGGACGCTCGAACTCAGGGTTGACGGTTTCGGCCTGTGGGGAAGCATCGAAATCAATGAGGCCGATTCGGACGCGATGAATCTGTATGCCAGGGTGCAGCGCGGCGATGTTTCGCAATGCTCTTTTGGATTTGAGATTTTGTCGGAAAAAACGGACATCCACGATGACGGAACCGTCCACTGGACGATTGAGAAGGTCAAGCTCTACGAAGTATCATGCGTCACCTTCCCTGCCTACAAGGACACGAGCATAACGGCCCGCCAAGACGAATATGCCGAAATTAAAAAGCGCCAAATTGAGGCATGGCGCTCGACCATGAAAGCGAGGATACGAAATGGCACTTAAACAGGTGTTGCTAACCCGCAAAATTGCGGAAAAGACAAAGCTGCTGGAAGAGGCCCGCGCGAAAGACGCGGGTTTTTTAGAGCGCAGAACCGCGCTCGATGCCAGGGCTAATGAACTGGAAGCGGCGGTGCTGGAAATCACCGCAGACACTCCGGCTGAGGAAGCGCAGGCGATCGAGGCCGAGGTTGCGGAACACGAAGCCGCAGAAAAAAACCTGACCGACGAAGTTGCCGCCAATGACGGCGAAAAAACACGACTGTCTGACGAAATCGCCAAGCTCCAGGCTGAGCTTGATGAAGTCAATTCCAGGGCAAAGGCGATTCCCGCCCCTGACCACACTCCCCAGGCTACCCCAGAAGAAAGAAAGGATGAACCCTATATGCAGAATCGTACCAAATTTTTCGGCATGACCCGCGAAGAGCGCGATCAGTTCATTGCCCGCGATGACGTCAAGACCTTCCTGACCGATGTACGCGCCGTGAAGCGCGGCGTCACCAATGGCGCTCTGCTTGTTCCCGAGGTTGTTCTGGAGGTGCTCCGCAACAACCTTGAGCAGTACAGCAAGCTCCTGCGCTTTGTAACTGTTCGCCCCGTCAAGGGCACCGCGCGTCAGAGTATCGTCGGCGCAGCTCCCGAAGGCGTTTGGATGGAAGCCGAGGGCGAGCTGAATGAACTGACCATGACTTTCAACCAGATCGAGGTTGACGGCTATATGGTGGGCGGCGTGATTTTCGTTCACAACAACCTGCTCAAAGATTCCGACTTTGCGCTTGCTTCCGAGATTATGTCTCAGCTTGGCAAGGCAATCGGCAAGGGCATTGACCGGGCTATCCTGTTCGGCACCGGCACGAATATGCCTGTGGGTATCGCTACCCGACTGGCCCAGACCTCCGCACCCGCCAACTGGGGCACTTACGCGCCTACTTGGGTAGACCTTCACACAACCAACGTGCTTAAGCTCAACATCGACGGCACCACCGGCGCAGCGTTCTACGCTTCTCTGATTGCCGCTCTTGGCGTAGCGAAGCCCAATTACACCGACGGCAAAGCCTTCTGGGTAATGAACCGCGCGACCCACATCAAGCTTATGACCAAGGCGCTTGCCTTTGATGCCGCTGCCGCTCTTCTGGCCGGCGTCAATAACCAGATGCCCATTCTTGGCGGTGATATCGTTGAGGATGAGAATATGGCCAACAACAACATCATCGGCGGCTTTGGCGCAGCTTACCTGCTGGCTGAGCGCGAAGGCGCCGAGCTGGCCTCTTCAGAGCATGTGCGGTTCGTTCAGAACCAGACCGCCTTTAAGGGCTATGGCCGTTATGACGGAATGCCTGTCTTTGGTGAGGCGTTTGTCCAGGTCAGCTTTGCAAACGCTGACGCTACCACCAGCAGCACCTTCCCGACCGACTACGCGAACACTGACATCGGCGTGCTGGGCGTGACCGCTGCGGCGCACTCCTCTGCCGCCGGCAAGACCGTGCTGACCGTCACCGGCGCCGAGTCCACCGGCACCACCCTGGCCTACAAGATCGGCGACTACACTGTAAGGAACGGCCAGAAGGTGGTCGGTTACACGACCTTTACCTCCGGCACCACCGGGATCGAAGCCGCCGCCGGCAAGATCATCACCGTGGTTGAACTCAACAGCGCCGGCCTGGCCATCAAGGTTGGCAAGGCTGCGTCTGTGCCCAAGTCGGCCTAATGGATTACGAGCGCAAAAGCTTAGTGCTGGAGATTGTCAAGGCCAGGCTTAATCGCCTGGCCTCTGATACCACTCTTGACCCTTACCTCACATCGAGGATCGAAGCGGCGGCATCCGAGCTGGAAGGTACGGGCATTCATCTGGTAGACAGCGACACGGAAGATCAGGTCTTATTGGCTGATTTTGTCGTGTGGCAATACGGCAATCGAGATAAACCGGGCGGGATGCCCGACTGGCTGAGGCTTAAACGGCGCGAACGCTGGCTGAGAGATCAGGCAAAGAACGAAGGTGATCAGGTTGATTCTTGACGCTGGTATCTGCACGATTTATGCCACCGCAAACGGCGCGGCCGCAGGTGGAAAGCCAATTGAACAACTGACACAAAAATTCCAGTCTTGGTATGCCGAACTGGATTTTTCGAGCGATACGAACTATGCGACCGAATACCGCGAGGATGTCGAAGCATCAGCCAGAATCAGAATCCACCAAAATCGCAGCATTACCACGCGTGACGCGGCGAAGATCGGCGGGCTGACATATGAAATCGTGCGAACCTACCACGGAACGGACGATGATAACAGCCAACCAATCACCGACCTGACGCTAAGGAGGGTGAGCTGATGTACGCTATTCTGACTGCATTCAAAGCACTCCTGCTGACGGTTGACGCAAACATATCTCACTACTTCGGTCTGAGCGACGGCGAACCGTGGCAGCCCTATACCGTGTGGACGGAATACGAACTGGACGGGCTGCACGGAGGCGACACCTACGCGGAGCCGGTCTGGCGGGTGCTGATTGAGAGATACACCAAGACCGAGAATGACGCTGTTGTGCTGGCCATGATGGCAAAACTTGAAACCGCTCCGGGCGTAACGTTTCAGTATTCTCTGCGCCGTAATCAGGAACTCGGAATGCTCTGTCACGCGTGGGATTGCGAGGTATCAAGTGGCACGCTTTGAGGTTGAGGGGCTTGATTTAATCATCGCGGATATGAAACGTCACGGAGAACTTGCGGGTGAAACAGCGCAGGAAATGCTCATGGCCGGGGCCGAGGAAGTCAAGCAAGCCTGGAAGGGCGAAGCCGAGCGCCGGAGGTTCCGTGATACATCAGCGATGATTAACAGCATAGGCTTTCCGAGGGCTGCAAAACGCGCCTCTGACATCCTGACAATTGACATCTATCCACAGGGTACAGATGCTCGGGGTGTTAGAAACGCTGAAAAGGCTTTCATCCTCCACTGGGGCACTAATTCAAAATCAACGCGGCGACGGAAATCAAAGAAGAAATTCTCCGGTCCCGGAATCCCGCGCACACTGTGGGTAGACGATGCAGACCGAGCCTCCGGGCCGCGTGTGCTTGACGCTTATACCCGCATATGGGACGCATTTTTGAAAGGATAATAAAACATGGCAAGAATTGGATTACCTTATGGGGTGTTCGCGCCTATTGTTAGCGAACCGACCGGGGGCGCTATCGTGTATGGCGCTCCCACTGTTTTTGACGCAGCGGCGACCGGAAAGATGATTGAGGCCAACGTGTCGTATAAGCACGCGGATAACCCGTTGTATGGCGGTGACGGAATCGCCGAGAATGATAACAGTATCGTAGGCGGCACACTGGCGGTTGGCACTACTTCGCTCCCGCCTGCCGCGCGTGTGGCTATTCTCGGGCACGAGCTGAACGGCACGACCTACAATGAAAACGCTGACCCAAGTCCGAATGGCGGGTTTTGGTACGTCACGGCTGAGGTTGAGGGCGGCGTAAAGAAGTGGTATGGCTATCAAATCCACAAGACGCAGCTTGCGATGGCTGAGGACAACGCCACCACCAAAGAGAACTCCATCGAATGGCAGACACCGGCGCTGGAAGGCCCGATCATGGGTGTTGTCATTGATAACACTGGTAAGGCCCGGTACAGGGCATATGAAGTGTTCTCCACCTACGCGGCCGCAAAGGCTTGGGTTGACGGAAAGGCCGGCGTCGGTCAGACGCTTGCCGCCACACCTACCGCCACTCCCGCAGCGGGTAAAGTTGCGTCTGGCGCTACTGTTGCGCTGGCGTCCGCGACTGGCGGCGCGACGATCTACTACACGACCGACGGCAGCGATCCGACCATCGGAAGCATGGTCTACAGCGATCCGATTGCCGTTTACGCGGCCATGACCATCAAGGCCATTGCGGTCAAGGCTGGTTTGGC